TACATTTAAAAATGAAGCCGATGTAGGCAGCAGGCTCGAAGTCAAATGGACTAAGTACGACAACGGTAGCTTGATTATCAACAAGACCGATCGAGATAACGATGTGGCTGTGTTAGTCACAGGGCGCTCCCCTGTCTATCACTTGGCTGGTTGGATCCCGATAAAAATGGCTAGACAGCCACAGTTTTACCATCGAGGTCAGGGCAATTACTGGATTAGCCAGCGCGATCTCTTTCCAATTAGCGATTTAAGGAGTTCATCTCATGGATCTGGCATTTGATTGCAGGGTTTGTAAGAAAAATACAGTTCATAAAGTAGTGACCGTCACCGACAAACTGCCAGCCAATGTACATGTACTGGAGTGCATAGCCTGCGGAGTGTTGGGTGTGCGGATGCTCAGCGATGAGGTGGCCAATGGCTAAAGACAGACCACCGTTTATGTATGAGTGCCCTTGTGGTTACTCGCTCCGGGCTGCTCTGGAGTTCATGTCTCAGATCGAGATCAGCAGGCTCATGGAAAGCCACATCAGAGCTGTGCATTTAGGAGATCCCAATGACCAGACCAGTTAAATGCCGCATATTTGAGTGGGATATGGATCTATGGTGCAGGCTTAAAGCTACCGAGACAGCCTACCTAGACTACTTCGGTACGCGTATTGGCTACCCACTATGCCCAAAACACTATGAATATGTGAACAACCTATGAAACGATATTTGACATGGATGCTACGCTCTGGTCGCCTCAGCGAGCCGCAACTGCGGATAGCTCGCCTGCGACACTGCGCTATTTGGGGCGCTCTATTTGTTATCACAACAGTTGCAACAGGTGAAGCAAAAGCAGTTAATACAAGCAGTGTTGAGATGTTTAAGTTATATGCTCACATGAAAGTATTAGATGATAAGCAGTATCGATGCCTGGTTATATTGTGGCGTGAGGAAAGCAGATGGAACCCGGCAGCTAAAAACTCTAAGAGCAGTGCATATGGGATACCACAGCTGTTAAAGATGACAGAGACAAACCCAAATTTTGTCATCGATGTATTTGCCATCAATCTTGCAAGCAAAGTGCTGGCCTGTATCGCACCACTCGATAATAGGCGGCACAACTTGATCGCGGATTTCAGTGCCATCCATTTGGATAGTTAGGCGGTTGCCTGTCTTTAAATTAATCATTTCAAAATCGCCACTCATTTACTTCTCCCATCTTGGAGCGCATTGTGGCTTGGCCTTGGACGGGCAGACCCATCCCTTGTACTTGTTGCCAGTTTTAGAGCTAATGCCTTCTTTAAAGACCATGCGGCCATGCTGACAAGTTTCTGCCTGATCTACAATCTCACCGCCTAGCGCACCCTGAATAAGGTTTATGCCTGTAGCTAGTGGCTCGGCTGTGCCTTCAGGTGCAATCGTCACAGTTGCCCAGGGATCGCTTTCTAGGCTTACTGGGGCATCTTGTACGACCTGAGCCATAGTCTCGGCAGTGCTGCGATGTTCCCCAGGGCTTAAAAGGCTTATAACTCTGCCTATTGCACTGCTGGATGTATCCTCAATAAACCAACGCTTCATGTTTTGGTTGTAAAAAGCCTGGTTGCCATAGGCATAATCAACAGCTGCTGGCACCGTATCCTCATGCTCGCGATATGCCCGGGCTTCGATCAAGATATAACCTTCTTTAAGGTTTACATCGATGATGCTGGTTTCTAATCTGCCTGCTGGGAATTCATCCCTGAAGCGTTTAATGCGCTGTAAAACTGTCTCGTACTCGGCTAAATTAAACATTTAAAAGCACCTGGCTTTCTGCATCTCGCGCAGCTTGTAGTTGATCGGCTAGTGGCCAGTGAATAAACCCACCTTTGCCATCTGGCCATGTTTCAGCTTGGCGCTTGTGGTAATTGCAATACGCGCGAGTAGCGCCCTTGGATCGGATTGTGATCGATACTGTAATAATCGTGGCAATAGGCACGCACTTATCGCTAAATGTCCATGTCTGGGTCTTTGTGTCAAAATTGCCAAACTCGGCTTTGCAATCGTTGCAATATGTACCAGTAGGTGCGCTCTTGATCATTTGTTTACCGCCTCGCGTGCGCGCCGCTCACCGATGCGGATGCCTACTGCTCGGCCTGCTTTGTGTCCATCTTTGCGGCCTGCGGCTACGCCCAAGCTATAAAAAATTACAGCTGTAAATAGCATGGTAAACAAAACCCACGCTGTCATTTGTTCAAATTGCATAATGTGATCCCTTGATAATCAGGTAGCCCTTTACCACCTTTTGTAAAAGGGTAAAGCGCACTACCCACATAATCAAGTACTCGGCGTGTTTGTTGGCGTGTCGTGTGAGTCTTTAGGCTTGGACTTTAGGCCGTTGCTAGCCAATACACCGCCCAGGCTGCCAGTAAGGAATATGGTTAGCGTTGTAAGCAGGTCAATAAACGCTCGATCGTTAGGTGCTTGGTTGCCAATAGGCTGAGTTACGAAAATTAGGGCATACAGCATGCCTAGTACGCTAAAAGCAAATACTAACGCTAGCGTGCATCCTATGAATACGATCAGCCTAGCATGTAGCTGCTCAGGTGTTAGGCGCTTCATAGACATCCTCTGGGAGTAAGTCTTTGGTGCATGTACCCACCACTTCGCAGGCAGGTGGCTTGCACTCAGCCTTGCCCCAGTTTTCATACTCTTGGCACTCATACCTCACCCATCCTTGATAGCCACATCCTGATAGGAGCAGCGACAAGGCCACCGCCCCTATCAGCCTGCGCATTACTTCTTGCCTACGCCGAACTCTTTAGCCTTAGGGTCTACCGCTTTAAGTATCGGGCCGATTAAAGCTGCGATAAATGCGTTAGATAGTGTGCGTGGATCGGTTACACCTGCCATGTATAGCGCTGCAACCGCTGCTGCAGCTGCTCGGCCATAACTTAGTGCCGCTGCCTTAATTTGCTCCTGCATTTTTGTCTCCATCTAGCCCTAATTTTTTGATTAGTTTTTTTGCTTTTTCTTGAGTAATGGATACCTCGAAGTGCATCTCATCCTTACGGTTGCGATAGTCACCGCCCCATGTAAGACCATATTTTTTAGCTAGCGCCTGGATCATTGGCACCTTTTCCGCTGGGAAAGTGCCTGCCTTGCCTAGTGGGTGCTGCAGGGCATTTAGATCGATGGCTGTACCAGAACTGTGGCAACTGAGTTTGTCGGTTGTGCCTCGTACCATGCGAAAGGCGTAAGCCCAATCGTCTAACTTGCCTTCATCAATCGGCTCGATTAACTCATGAAACTCTGCCGCAAAAGCAGCTAGTAATTCGCCTGCACCTTCGGCACATCTAATTTTTAGGTTAGTGCCTTTGACCGGGTAAGGCTTAACTTTAATCTCGGCCTGGTCTTTACTCGCAGGCCAGCCGTTATAGCTTGTGAGACTCATGCCAGTAGTAGAGCAGCTTCCTCAGCAGTAATGCCAAGTTTACTTAGCAGCTCAGCCTTTTGGATTGCCTTCGATGCAGCAAGTGCATCCTCGGCCGCCTTTTGATTAGCGTAGTTTTCTGCATCGGCTGCGCGTTGTGCGAGTTCCTCGGCTGTTAGTTCAACCTCAGAGACTTCGCCTGTCTCGCAGTTTACGATTATCTTTGTGTCTGCCATTTTGTCTCCTATGATTTAGATATGCCGTAGATTGAAGCCGTTGTATATTCTGCAAAATTGCCATAGTCCAGCGTTAAAGTAATCTGGTTAATTGCGCTCGTGCCGTTCCATAGCGCAGCCTCTAGACCCATAATCGTATCCCAGCCAGTTGCGTTCTGTTCTGTAACGCTGTCGATAGCAAAGGATTTAGCGTTGCTAGAGGCATAATTAGGTACATATATTTCGGTGCTATTAAAACTGTTGGCTGTAAAGTTTGAAGCATTTACATAGCCGCCTGTTGGGCCGCCAGTAGATGAAGCCGAAGGCGTACCACCTGAAGCGCGTACAACTTTAACTGTGTAGGTTGTAGATGTACCGTTAAAATTTAAGGTCGCAAAAAGCGAGTCTCTAGCGCCTGAGGTAGTTGTGCCTCTTGCTGATAGTTTTAGAACTAAATCGGTGTAAGTGCTAGGAATAGATGAAAAGTCAATAGATGCCGCCCCACCTGCGCCAACGGTTACGGTGCTGCCAATTTGGATATAAGTTGCCATTATGCCGCCTTAATTCCGTAAAGGGTAAAGGTTGAGCCTGTTGCAAAGGTTGAACCATTAGCAATTAAAGTCACGCTAGTAATTGCGGCAGTATTGCGCCATAGCCCAACAGTTGCATCTACCGCTTGATTAGCGTTATTACAACGAGCCAGCATGGTTTTGTAGGTTGTCGTGTTGCTGTAGTTTTGCAACTGAATTATGTAATTGGCTGCAACTGTTGTACTCATGTAAGCATTGAAGTTCACATTGAAATTAGCGCGGTTGGCTGAGCGTTGAGATAACGCGCTTGAACCTGTGCCTGAAAGTTGAGTGGTTGAGTAATTTGATCCAGTATCGCCATTGACTTGCATCCATAAGTCTGCGGCGGCAGTTGAATTACCTGTAACTACAATAACTAAATCTGTATAAGTACCACTAATGCTGCTAAAAGTGTAGTTAGCGGTGGCGCTTGGAATTGTGTAAGTCGCTATCGGTTCATAAGTTTTAGCCATTATTTGACCCCATACAAAGCGAAGGTGGAATTGGTTACAAAGTCGGCTGAGCCGCCCTGAGCGTATAGAACTATTGAAGTAATTGCTTCTGGAGTCTTAAACCATAGACCGCTAGAGAACCGTAAATCTCCACCCGCGCCGTTAATATCTGCACCGCTTAGAGTTCTAATAGTTTTGTTTTTGTTGGTTGAGGTGTAATCCAAGATATCTATAACTCCTGCGCCGAACATTGAAGCCCCAGCAGAAGCGCCAGAACCGATAGCGCAGTTAGATAAAGTGTCGGAAGTTGTTGCACCCGCTCCAGCCGAGCCACCGTCTCCATAAAGGAAGTGCCGCGCATAATTAGCCGAACTGTCTCCGTTAAAGCGAATAGATACGCTGTCCGTTCCGCTTGCTCTGGTCGAACGCGAGATGTATCTAATCTGCAAGTGTTTATATCCAGAACTGATACTGCTAAAAGTAATTAAGTTTTGGTTGCTGCCTAGAGTTACGGTAGCAATAGACTCAAAATCGCCCACCGCGGGCGCTGATCCGCCCATTAGAGCGGCGATATTGTTAAGCATTAAGACACAGCCCCCACCACATACCAGGTATCGGTTCCAGTTTTTATGCAGGCCGCTGACTTGTACTGGCTAAGTGTTGGACTAGCTGCAACCGCCCCGGCACTTAGCACCGTAGTAGTACCAGGAGTTACCGCTGAGATAGTTGTAACACCTACGCCGATCGATAGCACGGTTAGTACGGTACCGATCGGAAAAGCGGTTGTAGCATTTGTAGGCAACTTAAAGGCTATGGCTGTGGCCTTATTCATTAAAAATATCTCTTGATAGTTATCGTTAGTAGTGGCTGTGTAGTCACCTGTTTGTGTGACCACATCAAACTGAGTCAAACCGTTCATCGTGGTACTGGTAAGGACTTGACCAGTAACGGTCGGGAAACCTGATATTGCCATTTTTATCTCCTCAGTAACTCAAAGTGTTAGTGCCTAAAATCCCGTAATCGGTGTCCAGGATAAAACTGTCGATTATGGGTTCTAATGTGGTAAATGTTACGCGCCATTTATTGGGGTTAATCGTCATAGCCACACCAAAAATTTGCAAGGTTTTTGTAAGGGTTGTTGAACCAGGTTGTGTGGTCGTAACGGTGATTGGATCGAAGTAATCAAGGCCAAGAGCAGCTGCTATTCCAGCATCGTAGTTTTCAGTGTATAAATCCAAAACAATTGCATCGCATCGCACTGAGGTTTCGGCTCGGCTAGCCACATAAGCCCGGGCATAATCCAAGGCGACCGCATCGGTTTCCATGAGTAGATCGGTCTGGGTATAACTGTGCAAGAAGTATTTAGCAATACTCGCCGAGTCGGTGGCTTGCTGGGTCGTGCCGCCCGATCTTGTGATGTTTGCCTGGTTATAAACCAGAACATCGTTTAACACCCACGCTGCATCGAAGTAGAGAAGCCCAGCCGAGCCGTCATCGGTAAAAACCGTAGGGGTAGCTGCCACGCTCGATGAGGTTAGCGCTCGATCCTGAAAGACAAAGGATCCACTGGCATCTACATAGAAACTGCCGTACTCGGATGTAGAGATGGTCTGGCAAGCAGCAAGAGCTGTACGAGCTGTGCCTGGATCTGCCTGCACTGTGGTCTGGCCTGCATCTATATCGCGCATCGATGATGGCCAAGAGATTTGATCCAGGATGTTATTAATTCGAGCGCCCGATAATTGCCCTGCGCTTGTACCTGTAACCGTAGTTATCTGGGCATTTTGTGCAAGCCTGAAGGCATCTACAGCTGAGATCACACAGTAAGACACATTGTCGTTGGACTCCTGTGGGGTGATTGTCTGATAGCCAGTAATGAAACCGCTAAAAATGGGATAAGTAACACCGTTATGTGTGGCTGTGATCTGTAACTTACGCATCGGATCTAAAAGACCATAAAAAGGCCCCGATATGTTCATGCTATTGAAGTCTCCATTTTGATCGACAATCCTCAGTGAGCATGTGCCTGTTTGAAATTGGTCGGCCTCAGCGTTACGACCGCGCCGCGTGGTTAGGGCATCGATGCGATCTGATACATCAACAATTAGAGCTGCGTTATCTGCCAAAACATTTGTACCCAAAATGCCCTGGTCTAAAATCATGGCTTGGGCAAAACTCGGCCCGGTGCCGAAGTTGATAAAGGCATTTAGGGTAGGTACTGACATTACAACGCCCCAGCAAATGTAGTGCTATCGCCGTATCGGTTAAGTTTCTGTAGCGCACGCTGCATGGCCTCGGTTAGATAATCCTCAGTGCCAACTGGGGTATTAATGGTGATGTTATTAACCTGTGGTGGGCTATAGGTAAATGATGGGTTAGATGGGCTGTAGTCATAGATGCCCTGTGGATTGCCCGCCTCTGGCATATTGCTTAAACCAGGTAGATCAGGCACGCTGCCTGCACCATAAACAAATGAAGGTTGAGCTGGGGTGTAGTTATAGATGCCGCTGGGATTGCCCATGTTGCCAATGTTGTTGCCTGCCTTGGCCGCCTGCTCTGCTAGGTAGCGTAAAGACTCAGCAGCAGCTAGTTCAGCCTTCATCTTGGCGGCATTGGCTATATCAAGCTCTGACATGCGCTTAGCGGCGCTATTGGCATCCTCATCCATGATTGTAAGCAAGCTGCGGATCCGAGCCTTTTCAGCCTCATCTGTGGAGTTAGCCAAGGCTTTTTCCAAATTGATCCGATCCACATCAAACTTCTTTTTTAGCTCATCTAACTCTGCCTGCTTCTTTTTAGCGGCTAGTTCAGCAGCTGTAAGTTTCTGCTTTTCTTTCTCGGTTATATTCTGCTTCTTGATAGTCGCAACGAGTTTGGCACGCTCGGCCTGCTCGGTTGTGAAGTACATCGATGTAGGGGAATAAGGCGTATTTTCTAAACGCTGCTTTTTTCCAATTTGTGCAAGAAGTCCAGCATTGGCAAATTTGCTAAAGGCGCTAGTAAGGGAGCCGCCTATTTTAGTGGACTTAAACTTATCAAATAAAGTTGCTGCACCTAAAATAGCATCGGCTGTGCTTTGAGCAAACTTTTCCATTTCAGCTGTTGCTTTAGTAATACCATCGGCATCGCCTAGTAGCGCGATGCTGTCCAGTAAACCTTTACCAATAATCTCTTTTACATTGGCAGATGAAACAGCAAGGGCATCCATTTGGCCTGCATAAGTCTTGGTCGCAGCTAGCCCCTGGCCTTTAAAACGGCTAGTCAAGGCGGCCATGATCTTGTCCATGTCACCGCTAGCTAATGTGGCCTTGTCTAAACCTGCGCCAAGCCGACTCAACGCTGTGGTCTGGCCGCCGTATGCTTTTGCCAAGGCCATTGATACTTCTTGTACTGACTTCGATGTGCCTTTTGAAACATTAAGAGCAAGCTCTAATCCTTTTTGGCTTTGAGTAAGTGAGCCAGTGGCTTGCAAAAGTGTTTGAAATGCCGGGCGAAGCTCATCGTCTAAAACTTTGTAGGTGTCTTGAAGTCGCGCAATAAAGCCTTCAGTGGCAATAGTGGCAAAACCGTTGCCAGTATTTTTAAGCGCTACCTGTAAAGACTTGGCTGCTTTTTCATCAGCTGCAAACGCCTTAACCGATGCCTTGCCAAATGCGTAAATCTTTTGAGCTGCGAAGGTTGCAGCAAAAGCCTTGGCTAAAGCAAGGGTAGTTTTTTGAAAAGAGGTTAAATCCTTTTGACCTTTTTTAAGCGCTGATCCGTTCCACTTGGCTACCGCCGAGACAATTAACGATGCCATTATGCCCCCAGTGTGTACTTGGCTTGTGTATTAGTTGTGTTAAAAGTATTTACTGCATTTTCGATGGCAAGATTTATCGCACGCGTTGCTCTGCCTTGATCCTCTGCAAAAGCTCTATAAATTAAGCGACCTGTACTCATACGAGATACGCGACCTCGCTGGCCTTGTTGTCGTGGCCTTGCATTGACTAACTCACCGTTTGCGTTTGCTCTGGCAATAAACTGCCTGCCTGCCTCTGGGTTTAAAGAAGTATTAATATCTTTTCCTGAAGCCCAAACTGGAATAATCGGGCCTGCACCAAATCGTTTGCCTGCATAGCCAAGAGTTCTACCGCCTGCTGGCTGACCATCTGGCCCAGATTTACGCCCAGCGGTTTCATAGATTGCACCGCCTGCTGATCTGTTGGCTACATAATGAGTCATTGAGAAGCCTGCGGCATTTCGTTTATTAGCACCTTGATTGTAGGTAATGCCTTTTTGAGTTTCAGCCTGGTCATATTTTGGAAATGCGCGGTAGTTAATTGTTTCAGTTGATGAAGCTGCCTTAGTCCAACCGCTTAGCATCGATGAATTAGCAGGTGCAAAGCCCCGGGCTTTATCGCGGATCGGTAACATCGCAGCTTTAATCTGTTTGTTCATGCCTTTGTACAGATCGTTATCGAACTTGCGCATGGCTTTAAGCGTGCCTTGTACGCCGCTGATGTCTACTGGCATTTACACGCTCCCTTGCTCGATCGCCCAACACTTGCAAAACTGCTTTAAACATAACCTCATCCATGGCCAGGACTTGATCGGGGCTAATTTTCAACTCAACAGCTAGTGAAGCCACCAAGTATGTAAATGAACCCCGATCTATCCTTTTGGGCTTTCATCCTCGATTACCTCAACCGAGATAAGCGAAGCTAGAAAGTCGTCTCCAAATGGCGGTATAACTTCGGTACGCATCAACGCGTTATGAGCCAACCAGTAAAGATCACTGTTTTTCTCATGCTCGCGCAGCTGCTTGTACAGGCCTTGGCCTGCGTATTTTTCAAAGGCCACCTCAACCACTGGGGTAATGCTTACGATGCTTTCTCCAGTAGCCCTTACGATCTTTAGTCGTGCCATTGTTTGCCCCTTAGTTAAATGTGCCTGTAGTTGCGTATGCAACCGCGGATGTGCATGTAAATGTCATAGATGATCGTGCATAGTCCTCTGGCCCACCTGTACCAACTGGGGTCAAGTTATTGACCAAAATAGATACTGTGTATAGCGGATTTGTTGCACTAATAGGCGTTGCTGAAGCAGCGCGTACTGGCACGATCAAAGCAGTTACGGATGTGCCGTAAGCAGCTTGCAAAGTTGCCTGTACTTTTGATGCAGCCCAATCGTTTAGGAAGTCCACTTGTAGCGTGCTGGACTCCAAACCCTTGGAAAATTGATGGGCACTGGCCCCCATGCTTGTGGTTTCCACTTCATCAAAGGTTTGTGTAAGCGTAATGCTTGTTACATACTCGCTTAGATCAACGGTGGCAATTTTCAGCCCCACATTATTATCTAAATAAATTGCCATCGTTTATTCCTCATCTTTCTTTTTAGTTGCTTCTCCTGGAATTGGCAGACCAAGTTTTTTTAAAACCTCAATATCTGCCGGGGTTATCTGTTGATCTGCCATAGTTAGCTCCATGTAGTTAGTACGGTGATAGATAGTTCTGATGTTAATAAATCACCACTAGCAAGGCTCATAATTGATGGGGCCGAGATAGCGGTAACACTAAATACGATCGCTGAGTTAGCCAGTTTGTTAAAAACTGCGATCATGGTTTCCTCGATGCCTGCCAAGTTGCCCTGGTTGTCAAAGGCTGGCACTGTCATAATAATTTTAAAATTAGCCTGTGGCCGAATAGCCGCTTGGTTAAAGTGACCATTGGCAGGCACAACATAAGGATCGTTGGGTGCAACGATTACTGAGTTGGCCAAAACACTAGGCGGCGGAAAACTGAAAGTCTGCCAAACGCTAGCGTTTTCTAAAGCTGCTGCGATGGTTGATCGAAGTGTAGTTAGGGCTACCGTCATGGCTAGCCAACCATCGAGTTAGGCGACATATAAGGCGCGAGCAATCCGCGGATCTTGCCCATCATGCTATTACCCATGCGATAAGGCGAGAAGCCCATATCTACCGAAACAGCCTGAGTTCCTGCGACCTGCCTGGATTGCCAAATGTCTACAGCCAGGATCATCGCTGCCTCGCGCACGCTGGCTACAGTTGAATAAGCAGCTGTCTTTGTATCCTCACCTGTGGCAGTGCCATAAGGCAAGACTCGTCTAAAATTTTGATTAGCCGCAGTTTTAGCATATTGAATAAAGCTATAACCTGCTGGGTTTTGAAAGTAATTGAGCTGCATATTAAATGCTGGCAAGATATTTGAAGTGCCGCTACTAAAAGGCACTGTTGCTGTAACTGTATATGAACCATTGAAAGTTGAACCAGCCCCGGCAATCGTTACTGTTTCCCCAACTGTAAATATGCCAGGGTTGGCCAACATCACTGTTGCAACATTTGAGACTAGCGCGGTTCCCACCACAGGTGCGCTGTCAAACCACAGGAAGGAATTAATTTGATCCTGCGCGGCCTGGCACACTTCCTCAACGGTTGCATCTGAGTACAAATTTTGGATGCCCAAATTATCCCGAAGCTCTTGCTCGGTTACATAACTTGCTGGCATTTTGTACTCCTTTTCTTGTTATGGGGTCGGTGGGGTCAAGGGCTTAGACCCCACCGACTTCTTAGGGATTTAGTTAAGGTTGAACTTAACGATACCGTTAGGCATCTTGGCGATAGTTGCCATGTAACCATAAATGGCCACCTGGACTTGCAAATTACTTACGACATTAACGCTCATGTAATTTGTTGCGCTGCGGTATACGGTAAATGCTTCAGGTGCAAGGATTACCGCTGAGTCATCAACAGTTGTAGTGGCTGCAAAGTTCTTGTCCACATACAAATCCAAACCAAGCACATTACCGCGGATTGAACCAGGCTGTACTGCGCCGCCTGCGTTCATTGGCTGTGATGCTGAATAAATTGGTCGGCCTGTGCTATCTGTAGACCCCATGAGTAGTTGCCATTGTGATCCGTTGGCGATGTAGTTATTTGCAAAAAATCCTGTTGCTTCGTAAACCTTACGAGCAGCATCGCTAGCAAATTCAATAACACCATCAGATGAAGCATCGCAACCTGATGAATACTGGCCTGCAGCAACAAGTGCAGCAAGTACAGTTGTATCAAGTCGTGTTAAATAGGCGTTCTGAAGTTGTTGAGTCAATTCCGCATAAAAATTTGGGTCAGACCGTTCAAGCAATTCAACGCTAAGTGTATTCATACCTGAATACTTAGATACTGTACCTGTGAGGTAAGCAGTTTCCATACCAACATTTGCTACTGCTCCTGCTTCGGCTTCAACAGTAACGCTAGGTGCTACTCCTGTACCGCCGCCTGCAGATGTAACCAATGAAGGTACATTTATAGTCATGCCGCTAGTTGGCAAAACTCCCTGTGAACAAGCATCAATGGCAGGTGTGCCAAAGCGTGTGTTAGTTGGGAATTCTGAAAGGTACTGTGTTGGGTTAAATGCCGGGTTGGTAGAAAAACTATCATCCGCTGCGGTTACATAGAGTCTTGACTCCTCGTTACCTAGCGCAGCTTTGATCTTGTGTTCAGTGTATGCACCCATTGATGTAATTGGTGTACGCACTGTCTGGCTGTTAAGTACAGATGGTTTAATGATTGGGCGAGCTGCTTCTACTGACGGTGCAGCCGCTTCCTCATTTGGAGCATCTTGTGGTTCTGGGGCTGTCGTCATGACATCCTCGCTTTCGGTTTCGGTTTCGGTTTCGGTTGTTGTGCTTACTGTGGTGCTTGTTGTCGTGCTGGTTTTGGTTGATATAGATTTCTCTGCTTCAACTTCATCCGCCTGCGCGGCAATTTTTTGCACTGCGGCCGATTGAAAAGCGGCTGTCTCAACCAGGCTTACCTCTCGTAGGATTGCCGCAGTGACCAGGAGATAATCTTTTTCAGGCTTCGATGCAGTAACTTCAACACCGACGGATAAGCCATCCATGAGTTGCTCCTGGGCTAGCAAAATAGCTGTGTCGCCAGGTTGGCTGGCACTGATTTTGAAGCTGGCATAAAGGCCATCGTCATTTGATTGCATTGATTGCATACGACCAATTGGCTTTGTATTGTCATGAGACATAAGCAACTTTACCTTTGATGGTTCAGCGGCAGTAATGCTGTTTTTAGCAAACACAACCTTGCCTGCGCTTGTGTAACCTACTTCGCCGTAAGGTGCGATCTTGCCAGCAATTACCCGGCGCTCTGATCCATCTACAGCTTCGATTGATCCGCTAAATATTAATTTCATTAACGGTTTCTCCCATCGGTGATAGTTGTTCCATTGATTGAGCCTGGCTTACATCAATCAAACCAAGTGTTAAAAGTTTTTCGATTGCTTCTAGTCGCGCCATTGTGTCTGCGCGTAGGAAAGACTCATCGATAGCAAAACGCACGACATTACCGCGGCGTGTTATGTCATCCATTGATAAACGGTTTTCGATCGCTGAAATAAATGGCTGTAGTGAATAAGCAACAAATTCTTTACGACCATCTAAAATGTTTTGGTAAGTCATGCTGTTATTCATATCAGCGCTGATGTAATAGGCAGGCACATTCATTAAACGCGCGATTTCAGTAGCTAAATACTGGCTGCTTTCGTTATATGTCATGTCTTTAGGGGAGAAGCCCACAGTTTGATAATCAAGGGTGCTGGTTAAATAAGCAGTGCTGCGGTTTTGGCGTGCAGATTTCCAAGCAGCCAAGATGCCCTGCACTTGCGCCTCAGGTAGATCCGCACCTTGATTTTTAATAAAGCCGGTGGCCATTGGAGTAGCTGCTGCAACTGCTGCGGCCTTTTGAACATCGAGCGCCGCCTGAATAGTGCGGCCACCTGTTTGCAATACACCTGGCAGTAGCGATTGGAAAGTTACAAGTGAACCAATACCAGACATTGGTACCTGCTCACCATCGACACAGTAATAATCAACTTCAGTGCCAAATTTATTTGTTGTAACTGTAACGCGTGTGTTTTGTACAAACTCAAAACCTGAAGGGCGGCCATCATCGGCGTACAAAGAAGTAACACGCCAATAAGCAACTGAATAAAAAAGCAACGCATCTACGGTGTAAGCGATAGTAACGCTGCGTGGTTGGCGAATATCTGGTTGCTCTAACCAAACCGGGCTTTCTAATTCTTGCCCTGTGGACTTTTGATAAAGCTCTAGATCGATTGATGAAATAACGCCTGCAATTAAATTGCGGCATCTAGATACTGACGGAACTTGTAGCGCCAAGGCACGATCCATAAATGGAGCGCCTGCACTTGTGTTGTACATGCCGCCAAATGAATAAACCCCAACGCCATAGCCACTGTCCATAATGGCGGGTGCGTATTGCGCATCGATGGCGTTAGCCTTGTTGCGTAGCCCAAAGGTTTCTAATAATCCCATGGGTAGATTTTTTCATTTTGTCAAGCATAATCAGGGAGCGTGTCGGCGTGGCTAAATGTAAACTTTTGCCTCGGTAACTGGCTGGGTTAAGTTCATAACCAACATGGCCATGCCAATACTGCTCGTGACAGATCCGCTGCTGCGTTTTCGGATAATTCTCCAGGCCGCATCGTTACTTTTGGCCGCCACATTGTTCATGTCTTGATCGAGCGCTGGCTGCCCTGCGTGGACAATTCTGCGGTTGTCGATCGCATCTTTGAAAGTCGAACAAGCTGTGTAAAACTGCGAACCGCTGCAATCCTCAACCACTTGCCCTGAGTTACGCAGCCGATCGGCTATCGCCTGGGTTGTGTACTTATCGTGCAAAATTTTCTTAGGTAGCCACTGATCGGCAAAACCTTTTATGTCTCCAGCGATCTTTAACTCATCAACAGCGATAAGGCTTTCCCAAGTTTTGATAAGGCACGATTTTTAAAGGGATCAATACCAAATGAGTACAGCAGAGATACAGACCCCTACGCCCCTGCTGGGGGCTTTATATCCACGCTTACACACGCCTTGGTTAAACACCACTACACGCGGCGGCGAGATCGCTGAGATGGCCGAACGCATCGGACAGCCCCTGCTCGATTGGCAGCGACTTATTTTAGATGACATGTGTGCCATAGATGAAAATGGGATGTTTATAAAGAAGTCTGCGCTGTTTTGCTGCGCACGCCAATCAGGTAAATCTCACATGATGCGTATGAGGATGCTGGCCGGGCTTTTCCTCTTTGGCGAACGCAACATTTTAATTATGTCGTCACAGCGAAAGATGGCTATTAGATCGCTGGAGATTATGGCCGACATTATCGAGCGCAACGATTTCATGCGTGTCCAGGTTAAGGGCGGCAAGATCGATACAGCTTGGCGGCGCACTAACGGTAATGAGCGCATCATTATGGAAAATGGTGCGCAGATCGAAGTGGTAGCTGCTAACTCGGACTCCAGCCGCGGTTTATCTGCTGATGTACTCTGGATCGATGAGCTTCGAGAAGTAAATGAAGCCGCGATGGATGCTAGTAAATCGACCACACTTACACGCCCAAACTCCCAGCGCTTTTATACATCAAACGCTGGCACAGCTGAGTCTGAGGTGCTAAACCACATGCGCGAGCGATCGATGGCTAACCCGCCTAAGTCGCTGGGCTTTTATGAGTACAGCGCACCTGAACACTGTGATATCTGGGATCGTAAAGCCTGGGCGATGGCCAATCCAAGTTTAGGAATTTTGATCTCCGAAGCAGCTGTAGAGGAAACGATTGCAACATCTACGATCATCGCAGCTCGTACCGAGACTCTTTGCCAGTGGGTCAGCACCGGGCTAACTTCGCCTTGGACTCCAGGCAGTTGGGAAGATTTGGCCGACAGTGAGCTAGTGATGGCTCCAGGTATGCACACGATGTTTGCCTTTGATGTTGATCCGCATACCCGCAGAC